CACTGCCGCGCAATCCGGTATGAGATTTTGGGTCAATGGTTCAAGTTCTGATATTTCTGGAACAGGTACTTTTGCTCTTAGTATTGATACTGGTAATTTTGTAACTGCTGTAGGTTCATTTCGCGCTCCAATTTTCTATGATAGTGATAACACGAATTATTATGTGGACCCAGTATCTACATCAAATATCAGTGCCCTTACTGTAGCTAGAATAAATAACCTACATCCTTCAACAGATGTTTGGCATGAATCAAGTGAAGGCAAACCACGGTTTTATTTTGCTCCCAATAGCACTACGTACTACAGAACAGGTGCTTATTTTGTATTTAGAAATAACGCAGATACCGGGATAATGACCGTCCAAGACAGCGGATATCTAAAAGTCAATACGGGTGGCGATAGTTATGCAAGCTATCCGCTTCATGTTGTTGGTACTGGTTATGCAACAGGCGATTTCCGCGCACCAATTTTCTATGACAGTGATAATGCTGGGTATTATGCAGATTTCAACAACACAGGTACGTCTGTAAATATCGCAGGTTCAGTAAATGCGGCTACATATAATAAACCCGGCCTATTGGTAAATGCTAGTGGCACAAGCTCATCTGGTGGTGCAATCGCCATCCAACAAGTTACTTCTGAGGGGTGGACCGCTATTTTCGCTGATTTTGAACCTAATACTGGTTGGGGTTTATGGCATGATAATCCTGCTAATACTTTTCTTATCACCGCTGAGACTTCAACAAATAACCTTGGCTCAAATACGGTTCCATCTAGAAGCTCAGGCAATCGAACAGCATATACAAAATTTTCCTTTGCACAAGGCGATGGAACTGGAATAGCTGGTGGTTCTTGGAGAGCACCAATTTTCTACGATAGCGATAACACAGGATACTATGGAGATTTCGCTTCAAATTCCAGAATTTCTAGACTAACTACCGACGCAGGAACCGCTATTTATATTGGTAATCAAGGTGTATCAACTTCAGATAGGTTAATAATTAATTGGCATTCTGATAGCGATTATCAGTATTTAATCGGCAAACGAGCTGGAGCATGGCCGCAGCCAATGGATATTGCTTTTTATACTGGTATTAGATACCACGCGCATCAAGCATATAGTGCTCACAATTTTTATGTAAACGGATATAACAGCACGTTAGCAATGACAATTGGCGAGGGCGATAATCATGTAAGAATCAAATACATTGGAATTGCTGAACAAGATTTTCGCGCTCCAATTTATTACGATAGCAATGATACGGGATACTACATGAATCCCAATGGGACATCGCAGTTTAGCCTGATTCAGGCAAACAATTACATCTACTGTAACAATGCGGTATATGCTGCTTTGCTTTACGATAACATTGACTATGGATATTATTGCGACCCGCAAAACGAATCCAACATGGGGCGCGTTACCCTTGGTGGTAGCCGAGCTGATGCCATTCGCAGCACGGGATACAATGGATACGGCAATACCCATTGGGGTCTTGGTGTAGCCAGTGGCTATGTTGGCCTTAACATCACGCTCCTTACTGGCAGTAGCTATTCTCCGATTGACGCTAACAATAGCGGTGGCGGCACCATTTTCAGAGCTAACGAATACGGCACCGTAACGTGCGTTTCCCTTGTTCAAACCTCTGATGGTCGTTACAAGGACGTTATCAATGAATTTGAGCGCGGTCTTGACGCTATTCTCGGTCTTCGTCCCGTGCGTTTCCATTGGAACGAAAAATCGACGCTGCGGCGTGATATTGCCTACACGGGCTTCATTGCTCAAGAAGTTGAAACCGTAATTCCCGAAGCCGTTCATTACGACCAAAAGGATGATCGTTATTCTCTTGAAGAACGTCCAATCATCGCCGCATTGGTTAATGCCGTCAAAGAACTCAATGCGATGAATAAAAACTTGCTGGAACGCATCAAAACCTTAGAATCTAAATCTTAATACCTATGATCACCTACACATGGAAAGTTACTGATATGCTTGCCAACACTCAGGGCGGAAACCCTGATTTTGTTGTTCAAACCCGCTGGACTAAAACTGGTACGGATAGTGCCACCGGATTGAGTGGAACCTTTTCTGGAGCCACCCCATTCAAATATGACCCAACGTCTGCGGTCATTCCGTATGACCAACTGACGGAAGCCATCGTATTGGGATGGATTCAGGGTGTTGTTGCTGCCAGCCCTAACTACGCTGAACATATTGATCTTCAAATTGCCAAGCAACTGAACCCAAACAAAGCGGAGCCTGTTCCATTGCCGTGGGCACCACCCACCCCTCCTGCGGCCTAATTGCCTTGCAAAAGCCTAATGGATTGTCATTATTGAATAACCATGAGTAATCAACCTTCATCACCCGCACCTGAATTAACCAAGGATATTGCCCTCAATAACCTTTACGCCGCTAGTCGTCGTGCTCCTGTTGACGCTAATCAACATGACCTCTGCTTGCGCTCTGCTCAACTCCTAGCCAAAGAGCTTGGACTGGATGGCGGCGACAATGCGCCAAGGCCCGTTCCGGTTCCCAAATAAGTCATGAGCGGCACCTCGGATGTCAATTGGAAGTCTTACGTTGGCCCACAAGACAACGATAGGCTCATTACGTCCGAGGTGTGGCAGCCTCCAGTTTTCCCCAAAGATTGGGATGACCTGTTTAAATGCTCAAATGTGAACAATCTTGTGGCTCGCGGACTGACTATCCCTGACAGTCGTGAGGATAGCATTGATTGCGTGCGCGGTAGCGGCTATTCCGTTGAATCCTGCACGATTGAAGGCTCAACCACGGTCAAGGGAGCCATTGATGGCTTTAAGCTCTCAAATTGCGTTATTTCGGGTACTATTGAGTGTGGCCAATATGATAACTATTGGAAATTTGGCAGGGACCCCACGCGCAATGTATCGTTGATCAATTGTTGCTCACCGGATGGTGAACCCATTCGCGTTAAACTGTGGGATGCTAATGTGCCTACGGTGCAGAACACCCATGTTAAGATAATCAAGATGCCAAAATGGCTTTGGCTCCCGTATTTCTTGTTCCGTCGTCTTACTAACCCTAAAGCTGCATAACTATGCTCGACCTCATCACAAACGCACTAGGAGGCGGCGCATTAGGCGTCTTACTCCGTATTGGAAATGGTTTCTTTGACAATTATAAAGCGGGCCAAGAGCACAAACGGAAACTTGAAGAGGCAAAGGCTATGGCGGAAATTGCCAGCGATAAAGCTCGATGGGACGCTTTTACCGCTAGTCAACAAGCTGCCACACCTCCTGATAACATCTCTCCGTGGGCTGCTAACACAATCACCCTTTTCCGCCCAGTCATTACCCTGCTATTACTTGTCTTGGTGACCATTGTATTCTTTCGGGTCACTTCGCTTGAGCAAGCAGACATGATTGATGAAATCCAGTTTTGTGCATTTAATTGCATTGGATGGTGGTTTGGCGATAGAATGACCCGTAAATCCAAATGAATGACCCAAAAGACCTCATGGAAATAGCCAAGGTGTGGAAAGAGACGGGATGGCTTACGGCAGTCATTGGCGGAGCTGGTATGACAGCTCGTCTGCTCGCCAATCCGATTCAAGGCACACCGTGGGATAGCATTCGACGCATCCTGATGGCTGCTATTGTTTCCACCATCGCTTGGTTTATCGTGGAACAGATTGAAGTCAGCTCCTTGGTTAAAGCAATAACGTATGGTGTGGCAGGGGTGGTAAGCCCTGAGATAATCGACGGTCTAACCAATTTGGCTAAGAGCTATTCTAAGAATCCAAGCAAACTGATTAAAAAATGAACCCTAAAGCCATTACTGCTGCTCTCGCATTAACAGTGATTTGTTTTTCAGGTGTTGGCGTAATGACGGTTCAAAATGTTTCATCTAACATTGCACAAAGCGATAAAGAATTCGCACGTACCAGCAATGTGTTGAGTCCACTTTTTGATGTTTACGCTTTATCTATTGTTGATGGTCAGGCCAAAGCAAGCAAAGGGTTGATGAACTCAAAAGAGTTCTGTGATTCCCTCAATAAGCTGGAAATTGATGCCGAGAAATTGATTGCCGAGTACAATCAGCATCCAGAATTGTTGGCGCAGCATAAATTGGTTAAAGCCTACCTTAAGAAAGCCCGTGCGGCTTGTGATAGCGGGAAGATTGAAACGCTCAATTCCCCAGCAATGACTGCTGAACTTTATGGGGTGATTGACCCAATGACCGAGCTGATTAACAGGCTGCTTTTGGAGAACTTGACCATATCGCGCCAATACAAGAGTGCGGCTGATTCATCCCTGCTAACCTTTGAGCGATTTGCTACCGTTGCTGCTGGGCTGGGCATCGTTTTTGCCGTAGCACCTTGGATTAAACCCAAAGAAAAAGTGCTGGTTTCCATTAAACCAAAACGTCGTAAGAATAAATAGTCTTGTCATTTTTTATAAAGTGATATGCTTCAGAATCCATGAAAAAGTTCGTCATTGCTAGTGACATTCATGGGATTCACAAGGATGAGCGTGCTTGCAATGCGTGCATCAATTTCACGAAGGACTTTAAACCTGAAATAAGGGTGATAGCTGGCGACCTATGGGATTTCTCCGCTATCCGCAAGGGAGCCTCGGAGGATGATCGCGCAGTATCCATGCGGGATGATTTTCAAGCAGGGGCAGAATTTGCTGATGCTTTCTTTGAAGGTGGTTCAGAAAACACTTTGATGCTGGGTAATCACGATGTGCGTGCATACGACCTAGTTAATTCAGTAGATGCCGTTAAAGCCGATTTGGGGCACAGAATGGTACTGGACATAGAGTACGTCGCAAGGAGGAACAAAGCCTCTCTAATGCCCTACGATAGTCGTGCGGGTGTGCTCCAGATTGGACACCTTAACGTGGTTCATGGATTCCATACCGGAATGTCAGCGTGTGCATCCCATAGCCGTATCTATGGAAACGTGGCCTTTGGCCATTGCCACTCAATCGAATCCTTTCAAACCCCCGGCCTCAATCCGCAGGAGGCGCGTTGCATTGGTTGCTTGTGCGACCTTAACCCTGACTATGCAAACCGCAAGACGGGTAAACTAAGGTGGAGTCATGGTTGGGCTTATGGGTGGGTCGAGGATGATGGAACCTACTCCATATTCCAAGTACGGGGTATTAATGGTAAATTCCGCACTGCCTCCGAAGTTAAGACTTACTAATGAAAACTAACGACCCTTGGGCCAAGATGGATGAGTTAATGTCGGCTGAATTTATACCTGATGAAGCGGGTTGGTTCACGGCCATGGATTTTGTTGCTAAATATAAACTGAATGAAAGAACCGCTAGGGATAAACTAGATAAATGGCAAAAAGACGGCATAGTTGAGAAGCGTCGTGGAATGACTAGCTCCTGCAAAAAACCGCAGAACTACTTCCGTCTGCTTTAAAAAAGGAACCCCTCCTACAGAGTCGTAAGAGGGGTCGTTAAGGCAGGTTTGGCCAACCATTCGTAGCCAATAGCTACGTTTTGCTTTAATCTGATACCGAAGGTATATTAATCCGCTTTACGTGTCAAGCACATTATGCCTCTTCTGCTTGGCTGTTGGTACTGGTGAAGTAGGGCCTTTCCGAGGTCAATTCAACTGATTCGTGTTCTTCTATTAGCCTACCCTGCCAAGACACTTGATACAGTAGGCCCGAAGACTTGTAAAGCAACCCAACGATAACCCCCGGCGTATCTTCAGTCTTGTGATACACCATTTCGCCCAGTTTGTAGGTAGGAGAGTCAGGACTCATTGGCTGATGCTTCCGATACTACCTTATTGTGGTAGTAATCAGCAATCATTAGCCCGTCCGCATCACCGTGTTTAAGCACCATTGCAGCCAAATCTGGCCATTTTGACCGCCCAAGGGCACAAGATGCCGCCTTTAGCTCCTTTGAGCCTTTAATGTCAGGCAATTGGGCTTTCTGCCACTCTTTCGAGTCAATCACCCTGTAAGGGATGTTCAACTGCTCCAGAACGATCAGAACGGCCTCAAATGAGCGTTGAGCGGGCAACACAGCGCCCATGAACCGTCCGGTAAATGGACGCTCAATGTAAGCGTGGACGGTTACATTATTATTCAAGACCATTGGCTTTATGGCGTTAACCATCAAGAGTTCATTGAGGGATTGGTGATCAATGCGGCGGATATGGCGCTCTTTCTTGCCAAGGATGGACATTTTTGAGGGTGTTTCCGCAAAGAAAGCCTCTTTTTTGTGTCCATCTTGCAAGATAATGCCAATGCTGCCCGTAGTTCCGTTGTCGATGCCAATAGTTATTTTCATTTTCTGGATAATGGAAATGATTCAAAACAATCGGGACATTCATAACCCGTGGTTTTCTTGGTCTTCCAATCGTAGCATTGGATTAACCGTGTGTAGTTGGTCTTGTTGTTGTATTCCTTACGAAGGTCAGGCGGGATAACGGCACCCACCCACGATACCCCGCATTCGGGGCAATTGCGCTCATTAGCGACATTGCGGTTTTTCATGCTTCAGTTGGCTTTTGTCCGGTTAGTGCCCAGTCATAGCAAAGGAGATAACCGTGGGCATCTACGATGTTATCTTCCTTACTGCGAAACATCTCGCGGCTTAATTTGAGTAAGACCATCATAAGTATCGCATCTTCGGCGGTGATGTCTTCTTTTAGTTTGGAGTGCAAAAGACCAGACCACATTTTGGCTGTCTTGGTGTAATCGTCCTTAGGGTTGCCGTAACTGACGTTACGGTCACCAAGGACTAACTCTTGGGCTTTTTGTGCATTGTTCATTGTGTTTCTGGATACAAATTGATTACTCGGTAAGCGTAGTTACATGCGTGTGAGCTAATTCTTTTGGCGTAAGGACCAGCGCACCAAGCTATGGCTAGAGAATAGTTGTTAACAACGTCCCCGCGACGCTCAATGATTTGGGCATTGTGGCGCAGGATGTTAAGAGCAACCTTACGTTGCACTGATTCGGGAACCATAACCATTGGTATGTTACTGTGCTCTTTCCATGTGGCTGGGTGAATCTGGTAGATACCGTACTCACCTCGTTTACCTGTCTTCCCACGGCTATTCTCGACTAGCTCAATGCACTTCAGGAAGCGGATTTCATTAACTTCTTCCAACGGTGGGTAGGTTATTACTTTGCTGGAAGCTCTAACGCCAATTAGCGTTACGCTAAATAGTATGATTAAGGCTATTAACATAATCTTCATGATTTTTTCTGGATTGTTGAATGATCTGGTCCATCTGAAACAGCATGGCAGTGTTGATGTGCTTGCAACGTGTGGCGTTGGGGTATCCATGATTGATGATACGCCCACCCTCACGGTATTTAGGACGGCATTTGATTTGATAATGAGGGCATGAGCAATGACCGTTGCCACCGTCCTCAAATAAATCCACGAAATGCGGTTTATCCTCTTCCGAGGATTCCACCCAATAACGTAGTGCTTCGCCCTCAACTTGTTTACACTCCTTTGGCATCGAAGTAGGTGTGTCGGACGTATTGCTTAGTCCAGAACTGCCATGAGGTACGGTCAAAGAACAACGGAACGTCCTTGTCCTCGCCATCACCAAAGCGTTGCTTGTCGATACGGATGCGACCATCATACCAGCCTTCAATCTCGGTCTGCTTCATCACATCGCCACGCTGCTTGGCTTCATCCCATTTACGTTGCTTGAGCTTATTGCGCCACACCACGATAACATTGAATGCGGCATTGTTAATGTCCTGACTGCCGCTAATGTCGGTCTTGGTGGGTACACGGTCCTCATTCTCGCTCTTGCGGCTATGAGCCACCAGAATGACATGAGCACCCGTATCATTGCAGAACGACGTTAGTTGGTCCATAAAGGTGCGTTGACCCGTGAAGTCCTCACCAGCGATGCCGCACTTGAACAAGGAATCAATGATGAAAATTTCCACCCCAAACCGCTTACGAGCATAGCTCATAGCATCAAGGATACGCTCACGACTAGCTACGCCAACGTGGTCATAAAACCACAGGCTACCACTAAGCCAATCAATGCACTTGATCAACTCTTCCTTGTTGTCCGGCTGCTTCTTGGCCAATGCGCTCTTGGTCATCATTTGGAGCGTCTTGGAGGGCTTAATCTCCAAGGATGCGTCAAAAACTCGCGCACCATTGCTAATCAAATGAATGACTAAGTGGTTAAGGAGTTGAGTTTTACCATGGCCAGAGTAGCCCGATAGTACAGTAAACTCGCCCGGTCTAATGCGTAACGGTAAATCATCCCAAGGCGTGCTGTACCCTTGGGAGGCATTCTTCGCGTCGTAAAGGTCCCATACGCCATCAGTGAACGCATTCGCGCACTTGATTTCCTCAAGGTCGATCTGCTTGGAGGCGTTAAGGGCTTTAAGGAAGTCTTCTTGGGTGAATCCAGCTTTGAGGCAGTCATTGGCGTCTTTATGCGGTAAGGTTACGACGTAGGTTCGATGCAAGCCAAGGCGTTTGGCCAGCTTCTCAGCCGCTTCACGACCCGCTCCATCCATATCGGTTGATATGTATATCTTCTCAAACCGCTCTAGCCATTCCCAATCGAGTTCAATCCACTCTTGGTCAGACACCCCGTTAGGGACGCTGACTGCGGATATGCCCGCCGATTGATAGCTCATGGCGTCGATCTCGCCCTCGGTAATAACAAGGTGCCGTTCATCGTCCGACACCGTGCATTTGCTGAACAAACAGCGTTTGGTGCCATCTGAGGACCACATCTTCTTCTTGCCGTTCTCGTCACGGTCTATGCCCAAGAACTTCAAATGAACCGCTTTGTCCTTACAGTTGTCGAAGTACGGGAAGACAATGACCTCACCTTGATGAGCATCAGCAATCCGGTTTATTGTAACCACCTCACGGTTCAGCCTTCTTTCTCCTATGAGATAATCCTCAGCCTTGGTGTTGGTTGTAACCAACTGAATGTCCTTACCCTTGACCTCAGGAGCTTGATAGGTCTTCGGCTTGTACTTTTTAACGGATGCATACTCATCTTTGACCCCAAGCCATTCCTTAGCCTCTTTAACGGCTTGGAAGAACGTGATGTTCTTGGCTTTGGACCAAAGGTAGAGCGGTGTTCCGCCCTTGTCTGATTCATTGGCTCGGTCAATAAAGCAGCCAACCCTAGTCCCGCTAACGTAAATGTGGAAGCTGTCTCCAGCTTCACCGTTAATGGAACCAAGGTGCGCGATATTGCCGCGAACCTTAGCATTTGGAAATAGCATTGCTACCATTTCATCCATGCGCCCTTTGAGCGCATTGTTCAATTCCGCTGTGTCCACTGAGTTCCTTTCGGTTAAGCTGTTATCAAATTATCGTTTCCCTTGATCACTTGTTGCGACGGGCGCGTAAAATCACCCTTAGGCCAATAATCCTTGGTGCTAAACCACAGGAATGCAATAGCGAGATATTCACGGTAAGCCTGTTCTTGCTCTTCTAAGGTGTACACCTTCCATTGCGGCAAATCAGGTTCAAGACTATTGATGCCGACGTTTATGATCGTTGGTGGTGCTGGTAAATTCATTTTTACCTGATAGCAGTGAGCATAAAAAGCTAATTGAACCCTGTAGGAGTCCCAAAAGCTGGCCTTACCCTTCTTAAACTTGCTTGTTTTGTAATCAATGATGGCAACACCATATTCGTAGGTATCAGCCACCAAGTCCGTCCGACCAGCTACGCCCGTGTAAGGGTCGTACAGCATGATTTCACTGGCCAGACGGGTCTTGATTCGCTTATCATACTCAGGACCAAACTTTTCTACAAATGGACGCAAGTCATGCTCCAATGGCAGTTGTGGGTATTGGTCCAGAGCATCATGAAGCCTTGTTCCAAAATCCGCCGCATCCTTACCTTTCTTACCCGCGATCTCGCCTATGCGGTCCTTATACTGCTCTTCTGTCTCGTTTACGCTCTTGGGGTTGTTTACTACCGCATCAAAAAGCTGATTCATCTTCCACATGTCTAACATGGGATTGGCCCGCTCTTTGAGAATAGTCGTAATCGAAGGGAATGCCTTGTGCTTACGAGCATCCCGAAGGGTGTAATCGTGTTGAGGAGTGAGGTTGCCATCAGAACCAAGCTGATACCAATGGCTGGATTGTTGGAAAAAGGACATTGTTTTACTTCCCGACTGGAGTTACGTGAGCACCGAGGTTCTTCTTGTTAGCTTCAATAAAGATGCAGGAGATGCAGCTTTGGAATTCTTCCTTAGACAGTTCGTAGCCATAGACCAGATTTGCCGTTTCCTTGGCGATTAGGGCCTGATTAAGGCTATGGAGCCACAGGAACCCAATCTTGGTCAATTCTTCGTTAAAATCGGGTTTAATGACCGCTGCTGCGCTTGCTGCAACCGGAGGACGAGCGATGGGCATGTGCTTGCCAGCTTCGCCATCAGAGCTGTCTTGGAACACCTCGACGCGAGCCTTTTGACCAATGGCAACTTGAGCCTTACCCTTGTAATCGCCCTTCTTCATGCCAGCACCAGAGAAGGAAACGATCTTACCCTCCAGATAGCTTGGGTCACGACCAAAGAACGAAGCATCAATCGTGATGGCACCGTTGTCACAATCGACAAGCAGGGCTTTCCCCGGCATTTTACCGCTAGGTGGGCGCGTTTGCGTCACAGCGGCTTTGAAAGACCCATCGACCCAAGAATTCTCGGATGTAGGAGTGTTAATGATCTCTGACAGTGTGGTTGTTTTGGACATAAAAATTATTTACCAGCCATTTTATCTAACAGGATTCCCAAGCGGCGTTGGCCTACAGGGAGTTTATTTGCCATAACAGTGAGCTTCCTTAAAGTATCAGGATGGACTGATGCGCTAAGAACTACGCGAGTTTTGTCACCCATACGGGGGCGACCCAATTTGGGTTTGCTTTTCATAGGATGCGTTGGTTGATCTTGTACTGGCGCATTTCAGACTGATCAGAAAACCCTTCAAGAAGGTTGCTAGTGCCATGCGTCACACCCTCCTCAATCGTATCCCTGACGATTTCGCAAATGCTCTTTTCCAAGCCAAGCAGAGCATAGAAAATGTCGTAAGAATCGGCATTGGCCAGCTTGTAAGTATCCAGAGCATCATTAGCCGCCTCTGCGGTAATGGCGAGCGGATTTACATCCTTACCTAGACCAATCATGCGCTCGATGGTGTCGTCATACGCTTTCGTGTATGCCTCGTAAGCCTCACCCAAGAACTCATGGTCAGAGAAGAACGAGCTTCCTTGAACAAGGTTGTGGGCGGCGTGGGCGAAGATTTGTGCTTCGCGGAACTTAATCGCTAGTTTTTTCATAACCAAACGGACCAAGAATTATTCGATCACCTGTGTCAAACTTTTTTTACTAAAAAATTAATGTTGCTTTTGAATAACGAGTAGTTTTAGCTCTGAAATGTCATGAGTAACCCGAATAAAAAAATCCCTTACAACGCAGCGGATTATGTTTTCGCATCCGCTTTTTTGTCACAAGCAATGTCCAAGGAAGAACAAGATGCCGTGTTTGCCGAATTCTACTCTGGCGAACCTGACGTAGCTTACACGGATGCCGAGATAGACGAGATGGAAAGACTCGATAACGCTCGACATGGCACTCCCCACGAACTTTAAAATATTTTTGTATGAAAGAAACCACAACCAAACGCACAGCAACCATCATCATCGCGGAAGACGGCGATCAGTTCACGGTTAACACCGTGTTCGACCCACCGCTTCCTGAAAACCAAACTGCGGAAGAAATGACCGTATGCCAAGCCGCAGCCCTGACCGCACTCATGAGCATTAAAATGTGGTGGCAAAACATCACCAATGAACAACAGGAGGACGCGCAGAAGGAGGGGAATAGTTGAATAGTCTGGATTCCGTTACACCCAACGGGATTGATTACTCGGATGCCATGAGGCGGATGGAAAATCTCATCCGTGCTCATGCTCCAAAGTTTTTGAAAGACGAGGGTGTAGCGAAAACCAGAAACTGGAGGCGTCTCACAAGAGACGATAAGCAAATGATTCTTGAGTTACAGGCTAGGGGATTGAGTCATCATCAAATAGCCCGCTTAATGAATCGCTGCGTTTCCAGTATTCGATTAGTCCTGCGCCAAGCGCGGATTAAAAATGAACAACAAAATAATTGATTACATAGTTTGGATACTTTTGGCCCTACTTCTTGTAATTATTTGGCCCATAACTAAAGACAAAGACGAAGACGACGACGATAGCAAACCAGCTTAATGAAAACATTTACTGAATATCAAAAGAACGCTCTGCGGACCGCATCGATGTCGGCCAGCAAGCAGCACGACCTTTTACACGGGGTTTTGGGATTGGTTACGGAAGCCGCTGAAATGGCTGATGTGATCAAGAAGAACCATGCCTACGGTAAGCCGATAGACATAGTTAACCTCAAGGAAGAGTTAGGCGATGTGCTTTGGTACATTCCGCTCATTTGCCGTGCTCTTGATACCGACATGGAGACGATTGCGGAGGCTAACATTGAAAAACTCAAGATTCGCTATCCCGACAAATTTACTACGGATAAAGCACTCAACCGTGACCTAGACGCTGAACGCACCCTGTTAAATGATTATCACAATTGAATCCCTGCAAAATTGCATATCCCTGATTGAACGTCACGCTCCTCGTCTTATGAGGGAGGGTGGCGGTGCCATTGAAGGGGATAAGAACCAGTTTGTCGTAACCTCAAAACATATCGCCAAGATGGTTGAAATGTATTCTAGGGGTATTAAATCCACTGAAATTGCCAGCAGAATTGGGTGCAGCAAACCAACCGTTACCAAGTATCTTCGGATGAATGGTATGGGTACGCGCATTCTTGGTCCCAAGAAAACATCGGAGGTCAGCAAATGAAACCAACTTATACTACCAATTCCCCAATCTCCTTTCCATATCCTTCAATAACTTTTAACAATTCAAATCTCGCAGTGCTTCGCATTACCTCAGAGGGTCGCATGATTATTGGCGAAGGCTTGTCCACCGATGAAGCCACGCAAGTAGCGGCAAAAATGTTAGTTGATGCGTTTGAGCAAGAGATTCAGAAGATGGTGGATGCCCGCATCGCAACCATGAAGGAGGGTGAAGCAAAAGGCTATTTGGAGCGAGCACAGAAAGCCGAAGCCCAGCTCCATGCCCTCACCCTAATTTGCGGCACCAGTGATGCCAACAAGTTCCAGAGCTGGGTTGATCGTGAACGCGAGAAGGTGCGCGTGCTGCGGGATGCGTTAGAACGACGGCACACCGAACAGGGCTACCATCGCCAATATGTTGATGATGTCCTTGACGCAACGAAGGAGGCCAGCAAATGAGCACCACACCACGAACGGATGAACAAGTTTTGGCTTACCGTACCGAGGACGGCAGTGAAATGGTTCACGCATCATTTGCCCGCCAACTTGAAACCGAACTCGCACACCTCAACGACGAAATGGAGCGGTTAAAGAAAGACAATTTAAACATGGGCCATTGGATCGGCTACAAGATGTACGAACCCGAATGGAACAGTTTCAAGAAATCGCTTGAGATTATTGATCATTGGCAAGCCCGCGCCGAGAAAGCGGAGGCTGAATTAAAACAGACGCAATCTTCAGCTTTAACTTGGGCACGGTTTGCCGGAGATAAAGCGTCTTGTGCTGATTTAGCCGAACAACGCTTAGAAAAAGCCGAGGCTGAATGCCTAGAACAGGCCCGCTTGTTAGGCTTGTCGGGAAATGAAATGGCTGCGTTAAGGAGTACAGTTTTTCGCCTTAGTTCTCTGTGGCATCAGCTTTTCTTCCTGTTGGACACCATCGAGGAATCAGACAGCGGAAATGCGTTTAAGCCAAACTACTTTAGCAGTTGTCGGATTGCGGACGCTGAAAGCATGGAAAAGATTCTAACGAAGGCAAAGCACGAACTTAACGCTGGTGTTAACAAACAGGATTTATGAGCAACGGAAAAGGAGATCGCAATAGGTCATGCACCCCTGCCTACAGGGATAACTATGACTCAATCTTCAAGTCCAAGAAACCGCAGCCTATTGTGGATTTGAAGGATGAGCGCATTAAGCAACTGCAGGAAGCGTTAGCGCACGCCAATCAACGCATCCGCATCCTGACGGATATGACTGAGGATGTGTGCTGCGGAACGCGCCTTGATTGTCCTAAGTGTAAGCAGCTCATGCCCTGTATGTGCGGACATGAAAAATAACTTGTTTTTGTTTTAGGATATGATTTGAACGTCGTTGTTCTTTGATCAATTTCCCTGTGCGATCGCAAGCCAAGTCTCAGGAATATGGCTCCACCAAAAACGGGGTAAAACGCCTGAACGTAGTGCATGGATGCTTCGAGTACTGGAAACTTCCGGTCTGTCCGTGCGGCAGGGTCTAGTCATCGTGAATGCTGTGCAGGGAGAACCTGCAAGGGGTTCTTTTATTTGTCCCATTGAAACACGCGATGACTGCATTTTTGCCCTTGTAGCTCAGTGGTAGAGCACCAGTTTTGTAAACTGGCTGTCGTAGGTTCAATCCCTATCGGGGGCTATGCGGTAGTAGCTCAACTGGTAGAGCGCCATCTTTCCAAGCTGGATGTTGCAGGTTCGATTCCTGTCTGCCGCTCCAATTTGCCTACCCACCATGTGTGGTACAGGGCATTAGGGTTCCTAGATAGTAGGGGCCTCGTCTTTTTCCTAATAAAACAATGCAAAACATAAACATAAAGAAGTTAGTCGATGCAGGTCTGGTTCAGTTTCCTGAACCTAAGCCTCAAGCCATTTGTGACGTTAATAAGCCCAAGCGCCGTCATGTCCGCAAGAACAAGTACAACAAGAACTCCAAGGCCCCAATGAATCTTAAAGCGGCTGAGTTATACCTTGGCCAGAAGACCTTGAAGGAGTTTTGTGATGCGTATGGGCTGAACTTTGAAAGGATTAGGCGCGGAGCCTATCAGGGAAAGCCCCTAAAACGCCGAGAAACGGCCATTTTAGCCCTTTACAAGGCACAGGAGCGTCTATCTACCATCTGTGATAGATTAGGGGCTAATTTAGCCTCTACATCGACGCTATTGTGGCACATGCGGAAAATCCGCATAAACTCCGCAAAAGCCGCCTAATTTGTAATCCTTTTCCCTGATTGTGTAATGGCAGCACAGGTGACTTTGACTCACCTAGTCGTGGTTCAAATCCATGTCAGGGAGCCAATTTTAAGAAACAATGAGAAATAGCTAGTAAAAGTTCTTGACGGTTCACTCCTGCTACTGTAGGTTGTGTTCTGTAGTCGTTAACGGCGACTTTAGGTAAATCAATTTCGGAGTAGTTCATACCTGACGGTTTGGATTACGCCAAAAGACCTCAAGGTGCCGTTAACACCATGAGGTTTTTTCTTTTATACCCTCGATAACAAAAGGAAGTCCGGTTCCATGGCCTGAAAGACGGTACAGACGACTTGGGGTTAGGTTGGTGGCAGGGAGCGATCTATTACCGCCCTGCCTTAATTCATGCTGACGCGCAAGCGTGTGAGTGCGTAGAACGATACCGGAATCGAAGCAATGCCACGGTGTTCTATGAGCGTAACAGGTTTCCCATTCCTTGGTGCTAATTACCGAGACAAACTTGAAGCGATACTTCCCTGCAATGGGTGAGGTGTCGCTTCACGATTAACCCAAAGCCTTAATGCTAAGTACCTAAGACATGTAGCTTACGTTAGGTAAAATTCTTTAGGTTAACGCTGGTTTGGGAAACTAGCAAAAAAACATGCAAAATTGCACATAGGACGGTAAAACCCCATGGATTTATGTCAGTCCTGACATATTACGTGATTTGTTACCGCTAAAGCGGCATGGTACGCAAAAAAACCCCACTCAGCGGTTAAGCCGAATGGGGTTGGTTACTTGCCTAACTTCTAGCCATGTTGTGTTAAGTTTAACACCTCATGAGGTTGTTTGTCTTTTTGGACTAAAGCAACTTCCGCACGCATGGCGCGAGTAGCGTAGTCAAAGGATTGCTCCTCTAAATCCGTTACCTTGTGCTCCAGTTCAATAACCATGTCGGCTAGGGTGCGGCGGGAATACTTGATGAGAATGTCGGCGCGGGTCATGTTTGGAATGGGTTATGTATCGTATGTTGAACATTATGCTCGATAATGCTTTATATATTAAACTTAGGTGTTATTTGCGATGCGTTCATTCGTCCTCCCATTTACCAATCGTGCGTAGAAAAGCCTCGGCGCGTTGCGCGGCGGTGGCATGAAATATATCTGTGCATCCCATGCTTGCGGTGAGGATGTTGCTGTAGGTTTCCCAGCACCCGCAGAATCCGTCTTTCGTCAGCAGCACCTTCTCCGCCTCATGCATGGCATTAAGATTATTAAGATAATCGGGAAGATTCTCTGTTAGAACGCCTTTTTCTTTACGTCTAAAAACCCTAGTATGAATTGGCTCATAGCCGCCCTTGTAGTCGTTAAGCTCGGCGTTCCATGTAGGGACATCGGCATATTCGCGGATCCACCCACACGCTTCTGCGATGGCGATACGTTGTTTTTCTTTGTTCATGTTTTTGTTTATTTTGCAGATTAGTAACGGCGCGGCCCAAAGCAGCTAAGGTTGTAGGGATCGGCTATGGCTTTGGGCAGAGGACGCTTTGTGCGTGAGTTTAAAATTATCCACTCCTTGCCAGTTGCAACTACAATTGGCAAGAATTTTTGCCAGGGAGTATTTAATACACTTTTATCAAAAACAACCCAATTTTCCTGCAACACTTGACCTTCATCACCCGAACGGATGCATTGATGCTCATCTCCCATGTGGATGAGTTCTCCGTCTAACAAAGGACGTTCTTCGCCTTCTGTGTGGCTAACTTCGGCGGCTTGAGCTAAGACATAGGCCTCCCTTGCGTTTTCAGCCATTGAATGAGCGTTTTGCAGCTCTGAATACAAACGATCCTTAAATGTGAGGGCATTATTCCAAATCATTTTTAGGTAGCTAATGTTTATTTCTTTAGTCATAATTTTTGATTTCCTATCTGTTTTGTTTAGTTGAATGGGTTTTCAATCATTTTCTTGAATTGTTTTAATTGGGCATCCCGCGCAGCACCCAGCGCAGCAGCCCCCGCAGCACCCGCAGCCCACGCAGCATACCACGCAGCATCCGCAGAACCCCGCGCAGCATCCGCAGAACCCCACGCAGCATACCACGCAGCATCCGCAGCACCCAGCGCAGCACCCCGCGCAGCATCCGCAGCATCCGCAGCACCCCGCGCAGCACCCCGCGCAGCATCCCACGCAGCACGCAACTCCTCTACGCTGGCTTTTCCTAAAGCAAAGCGTTCAGCTACGTCGAGCGCGTCAAGGCTACGTTTGTCTTTCATTAGATGCTGGACTTGGCGAGCGCACCAGACGGCGAATAGACGAAGCTCCTTTTCTGGCTTGTTGGGTTGCTTTGCAAGCATCCAAAATAGCCATTCCAACTTAGGACAGTTGTCCCAAACTTCAGCAAGGGATTTTTGGGTTCGAGCATAAGCCGCGCCTTCGCGGCAAGCGTTGTGTTTTTGTAGGTAGTTTTCGATTTCTTTATTCATATTTTTGTTTTTTTGCGAGATTTACCAAATCGAATCAAACCGCTTGGGGTAATCCGAATTGCAAACAATTCCTTTGGTGTTTCTACGTGCAGTAAGCAACCCCAACGAACTCCGCTGGCTACGCGAGTGACGATTGCGTTATTCCATATAAAACCATATTGGTTTAATTCATAACGATCAAATTTGTCGGATGTGTTTGCTTTAGTCATTTGCTCCCCTCCTGATACCTTTCTACCATCCACGGTTCAGACAAGAACTCTGATGAAAGCACCAAACTTTCTAGTTCAATAATTTTTTGATTAATTTCTCTGCTGCATTCGGCAATTCGTTGTAATCGCGCAACTAACATATCGCGGTCACAAGGTTCAAGGTAATCGGCGCATCCCGCTGTTACGCCAAGCATACGTCCTAAAAAAATTGCTCTAGTTAAATCAAGGTCTGGTTTCATTTGGTATTCTCCATTACCTAATTGTTAATAACGCGATACGCTTCGCCAAGGTAGCACTCTGGCAAAACGATTTTGTCGTTGATGGTTAGAACGATGCGAATGTCGTATCGGTGTGAATTATGCTCCATCATGTTGGCAACCTGCTCCATAGAAGTCAAACCATCCATGGCGCTACTGTAACCATAAAACAAATCCATGTATGCGGTTGCTTTTTGTGCGCGGGCATGTTCGATGTTTGCGGCTTGTGATGAACGATAGAATTCGCCCTCAACTGTTTCTATCATCATTATGTCGGGATTTTTTGTGTTCATTTGATTTAATTAGTTGTGGTCGATTTTGCGGATTTCCTTAGCAGCTTCGGTGTCACGAATGCACTCAATGGCACCCTCAGCACGTTCGGTCATAACGAAACGGATGTAACCGTAATCGTCACGTTTAAGGCCAGCGGTTTGGAATCGGTCAAGGACCACAACTAAGCAGCCTTGTTCTTCTAAGTCATCAATCATGCGGATGTGTTCAGCTTTCATATTCCTGAGAGCGAAATCGCTGGCGGAATTGCCAAAACGAAATCGTAGGCAAAGGTTGAAAAAACGAAATAGCAGGGTCAACATCTTTTTTCTATAATAAATGTTAAGATGATGATGATGAAACAATAAAAGTTTTTTGCCTTGGTTCAACTAGGAATCCACTAGGAAGAAGATTGGTTCCTAGTTGGCTTCGGGCGCGTAGGCGCGAGCGGGCGCGAGGGCGCGAAGCCATCATTTTCGTGACGCCGCGAAATTGATTTCATCATCAAACCAATCAGGTTGTGGCGCAAGGAAGCCGTAAGGGCACAAAAAAGCCGCTCCGGTTAGGGAGCGGCGTGAGGGCTAGGGCTAGGGCTTAAGCGGCTGCGGCTACTGCGTTGGCCTTGGCTTTGCTCATACCGTGAGCGGGAAAGCCCACGATGGCCTCGCGTTGCTTTTGGCACAAGCCGCAAGTGGCACAGGAGGTATGCTCGCGGAAGGTAGCAGGACAAATAACCACCTTGCGCCCTGCTGGGGTTGTGGTGTTCTCGGTTTGGTTTGAAGGTAGCACGCAAACCACGGGGCCAGCTTTAAAATCGGCCAGCTTATCGGCGTGCGCTAGGTTGTTGGCGGATAAATTAACCGTGAAGCCGTGTGCGTTGGCGCAGCGTATCGCCTCCACGTTTTCGTCCGTTGTGTGCTTGTGCGTATAAGTGAATCCTCGGCGGCCCTTGTTGGCTTGCGTTAATTCGGCCAGTTTGTGGGCGTCAATATATTCGCCATCACCCGCCAAGTCACCCGCCTGATTGTGCCGCCATAATTGACCCTTGGGCAAACGGCTGATTTCATCGCAGAAAGCAGACCACACAAGACCGCGCAACCCTTGGGTGACTTTGCGCCAATGCAAAGCGAGCGGGCCAGTTTCAGCGTAACAACCCCCTTCGCTTGTTTTATTGAACGGACAGGAGGGAGGGCAATTGGTAGCCGTTGAGGTCGAGACTGGGATGGGGCCAGTCTTTGCATTCATGCTGATTCGTGTGAGGTGTACTTCCAAGCGTTGCATTTTTATTAGTGCGCTCAAAGCGGGATTGCCTGAGTGCGCTTTGATAAAAAAAGAACCGAGCAACAGTTTGCAAGCATAAAATTATAAGAAAAGAGCTTGACGCTGTTTTTGTGCTGTGCTTGTCTCTTGGCGTGATGGGTGGCAATTCCGCAAACTATCACACTTTCAAAATGCCTAACTGGTGTCAAAATGCCTTAGTAATTACCGGAGACGTTGAAGCCTTTTCAAAGTGGCTCAACGGTGAACCGTTCACGTTGAACAAAATCAAACCGATGCCGCCCGAATATAAAAACGGAGAAAGCGGCGAATGGTATGATTGGGCCGTCACAAATTGGGGGACTAAATGGGACATTGAAGCCGAGATTGAACCAAGCGACATTGAGGGCGACAATTCCGCCTATTCCGTATTTGAATCAGCTTGGGCACCACCTAGTGCCGCAATTCGCGCCCTTAGTGAGTTGCTACCAACGGTCACGTTTAAACTGTCCTTTTTAGAAGCAGGGGTTGGTTTTTGTGGCTGCGAGATTTATCAAAACGGACAAGTCAGCGAAGAGTTTTACCCTAGGCCAAGCGTTGAAGGTTGGCGTGAGTTTGCCGCAAGGGAGTTTGATTGGAAACCTTACGACGAGGAAGAGGACGTTAAAAACGTAGAACGGCAAAAGGCTCAAACCGCCTAATTTAGACAATCAAAACATCATGACAATCATAGAAAAAATACTGGAAGCACAGAAACACGCCCCATCTAAAAAAGACGAGGCAAGCGAAGCCAAGTTTTTAAAAGACTTGGGCAAATTACGCAAAAAATACCCGATGGTATATTTGGAGGCTTGGACTCCTCTCGACTTTAGGACGTCATGGGATTCCGAGCAATCCCTCTCTGTTGCTGAAACGCTGTACGATACCTTTGACGCTAACCTAGGCACCAACTGGGACGCAATCGAAGAAGCTAAGAAATGAGCCAACGGCCCACCCTTACACGGTGGGCTTTTTTGTTGGTTTGATTTGAAACGTGGGCAAGCGTTACGGCTGAGAATTAACCCTCAACGCTAGGCCGCAACAAAGATTCGTTGCCATAAATACCCTTGATGCCGTATAAAGCAGGACAGACTAAGGAGCACGGCTCAAGCCTACCTCCAGCTCTGCCGTAGATAACGACACAAACCAGACCAAATAAGGAGACTAACGAATAGGAGAGGGCTAGTCCGGTTGGTCACTTGTCTGGGAGCCATGGGAAATACACCTTCCGTTTGATTTAAGACGATTCCAGCTCAGGTTTGAGTAAGTGGTAGGGGTTAGTAACAAAACCCTTTAAATCGAAAGGAAAGGGGGTTTAATGCGAAATCGGTATTTGTCCCCTCTGTGGCTAGAGTGAAGGCATTCCGCCAAATCGCAGGGCTTAAATGAGCGAAATCGCAGGCCGTTGTCTACCTTAGGCGCGAAATCGCAGGACAAACCAAATAGCAGGTGCCAAAAAACGAAATAGGAGGGCAAGGCGTGGCGTTGCTTTAGTTGGTTAAGTGGCTTGCTTTGAATGCCTTAGCTTTATGAGGTAACCTTCAAACCGTTCCATTTATTGAGTGGGTTTGACCCTTGGCCCTAACCCTCACCCGCACGCGCGCGAGGTTAAAGTGACTTACGTAAGTGCGCTCCCGTGGCATACCCTGCCTTTTCCCTCTCAAGCCCAAAAGCCCTCACTTTTGTAAGTCACCACAAAACAGACAAGGGCAAGCCCAGCATCAGGGCACGAAAAAGCCCACCCCTTTGCAAGGGCGGGCTTGTCTAGGCTAGGCTAGGTTAGGCCGTTAACAGGCTAAAGGCGCGGGCTTTGACTGCATCCCCTGAACCCATAAGGGAGGATTCAAAGCGGGCTTCGCTAGTTCCTCGGCCATCCGTTAGGCGAACCGTGCGGGAATGGTCCACGAACTCGGTCACGGCATTGAAGGCATCCCAGCGGGTCCGGCCAAGGTTGCCCGTTCCCCGATTGAACAGCGTGTTAAGTTCGTCAACCTGATTTGTCAGGCGGACTGAGGGCTTATCGGCCTCAGCCTTCAAACCGACTAGCTCACCGAAGAAAGCCCGTGCTTCACTCTGAGCCATGGCAAGGGATGCCAGTTGAGCGGCCTTGGCGCGTTCAAGAGCGCGGGAGTCACGCAGGTTAGTTAGCAGGGCAATGCTCTGAGCGATCATGCCCTCAATCCCTGAGGTGTGGCGAACCCCGATGACACGGGAACCCTTGGCGCCTATTGCTAGGTTCCAAGTGTTCTGACAAACCACACGAACCTCCGTGGCGTATAAACTGAATTGACCGCTCCCGTCATGAGTGTTGAGCCATAAGTCATACGATTTGACCTTGTCACCTGCGACGGACCATTCCCCAGCCTGAACCAGCGCCCATATACGGCGCCCGTTGCGGAGAGTGCCAGCTGTTTCGACTAGCGGGCGGGAGTGGTACACCTGTTCAAGGATTTCAAAGAACTTTGAATCCTGAAGCACTCCATAATTCTCCCCGACGACTGACAAGGCCGTGGAGTTGCCGTTGGCGTGGCGTGCCGTAAGCGCCTTCACGCCATCCACGATGAGGCCTTCACTAGTGAACACCTTTGACTCGATTACCTCGCGGGCACCGATGCCATCTGCGAAGCAGTAGAGGGGCGTCATCTGTCCGGCCTTCAATCGGCCTTCCTGCGCGCCCCACCATGCGGGACGATTTGAACCTA